GGTCCAGGAATAAACTTATCTTGTACTTCATCATATGTTTGTAGTCGCAGTTAAGCTGCCTACTGTGAAGCTACCTGAAGTGTTTACCATAATGGTTCTAATTGTGTTAATGCCATTGTTTATCCTTATAATTGGTCTGTCGTTAATGTATTAGGGAATGCACGGCCGGTTCCCCATATGATACGAACTGCGCCACCACCACCATAATTATTTGTTGTGCCTGTAAAATGTCCAGCACTTCCGCCACCATATGCTCCACCATTTCGGCTTCGAGTAGCAGAATTACCGCCTCCACCAGAGCCACCGCCACCTTGATATCCGGTTAAGCTACCACTGTCGTATCCTGCCGGATTTGCTACACCATTTGCGCCTTGGCCAAGGATGCCAACTCCGCCACCACCACCACCACCGGGGCTTGGTGATCCCACTGCACCGCCGCCACCGCCGCCACCAGAGCCGGCAACGCCTGCATACGGTGGGCTATCATTACTTCCTCCACCTTTGCCACCGGCACCAGCGTATCCCCCGGCACCACCGCCACCTGAAGCACTGCCGGCTGTACTAGTTCCGCCGGCTCCTCCGTTGCCGCCGCCATCTCCTGCATATGTTCCACCTGCACCACCTAAACTAGCTGTGCCGTTGCCGCCGGCGCCACCCTTAACAGTGACTGCTGATATAAAATAAGAATCTGTTCCGGTACCAGCACCACCTACTACTACTGTATAACTTTGACCAGGTGTTACGGAAATATTATTTTTCCAACCAAGACCACCACCGCCGCCGCCTTCATTTGGCATAGTGATCCCATAACCCAGTCCGCCAGGACCGACACATACTACACAAACACTAGTTATCCCTGCAGGTGCTGTCCAACTATATGTACCGAGAGTTGTATATGCTTGTTGTCCGGCTGGCACAACTCCACCGCCGCCACCTGCAAACCATATCCTTGATCCAGAAAATGAATTAATTCTCATTATAATTATCCATAATTTACTGAGGCTTGGCCAAGAACGATCCAAGCAGATCCAGTTCTTATTAAACTAAATGATATTATATCTATCTTGTTTGCAGTACCGGTAGGTGCGGCAGATCCAATCCATTTAATAGTTTGAGCAACACCGCCGATTTGTACCGCATTTGATATATAAGGTGTGGCGCCTTGAGTAATTATAAGAGTTGCCATTAATACTCTACTATTAGTTGTAGGAACATTGGTAAAATTTGCTGTAAAATTTGCGGCAGGAGTAGTATGATAAAACACTCCACCATTAGATACATCATGTGCAACCACTCCTGTTGCTCCGGTTAATGTTAAAAGAATGTCAGAAGTTAATCCATACGAGCTTTCACCAGATACAATTAAACTTGTTAACGTACCAACTGACGTTATATTAGGTTGTGCGTTTGTAGTTACAGTACCTGCTGTATTTGCGGCTGTAGCTAAAGGTACATAACCACTTACGTTAGCACCAGTTAAACTTGTTAATGTACTACCATTACCAATGAAATAGTTAGCAGAGACATTACCTGTATAACTTGGTAAATATGCGGCTACGTTTGTATTTGAATAACTTGTAGTTATACCAGTTAATTGACTACCGTTACCAATGAAGTAATTAGCAGATACGTTACCAGTGACAGTAAGAGTTGTTAAATTACCGACACTTGTAATATTAGGTTGAGCCGCAGTTGTTAATGTTCCTGTAAAATAATTAGCACTTATTAAATTAGCACCAGTCATTGAACCACCGGTTGCTGCCCCTACGGATAAAATTCCAGTTGCTTTGTTAAATGTAAAATTTGAGTTTGCACCTAAAACACCATTGTCGTTAAATTGTACTTGTGTGTTGCTACCAGCTGGGCTTGCTGTTAGACCAGTTAATTGACTACCGTTACCTGTAAAATAGTTACCTGATACATTACCTGTTACTGATAAACTACTTAATGTACCTACACTAGTAATATTTGGTTGTGCATTTGTTGTTATAGTACCTGCTGTAGTTGCTGAATTCGCAACATTTGCATTTGGTACATAACCACTTACGTTAGCACCAGTTATATTTGTTAATTGACTACCATTACCTATAAAGTAATTTGCACTTACATTACCTGTATATGTTGGTAGATATGCGGCTACGTTTGTATTTGAATAACTTGCAGGTAAGCCAGTTAATTGACTACCATTACCAATGAAATAGTTTGCTGACACATTACCTGTATAAGTTGGTAGATATGCGGCTACGTTTGTGTTACTATAGCTTGCAGGTAATCCGGTTAATTGACTACCATTACCAATGAAGTAATTTGCAGATATGTTACCTGTATAAGTTGGTAGATATGCGGCTACGTTTGTGTTACTATAGCTTGCAGGTAATCCGGTCAATAAACTACCATTACCAATGAAGTAATTTGCTGTTGCAGAATTTCCTAAATTACTATTAGTATTACTTCCAGTAACCAAATTACCGGAAACATTTAAGTTAGCAAATGTGAACGTTGCTGTTGAGTTGATTGATGACGGTTCTAGTACAGTGAATGACATATGTTTTGTTCTTTATTCTATTTATGCATATTACATAGTCAATTTTTGACCATGACCTGCTAATTATTGGACTCTAAAATAATCACCAACCCAAAGAAGCTAATTAAACCATGTTATAACACTGTATCTCACGCCCTTAGTTATTGGTAAAATTTGGTGAGGGTACATAAAATTAGACGGGAATAATAAAGCTGACCCGCGTTTTGGTTTCTTTTTTATCCTACTATTGAAAAAAGCCCATTCTCCACCCTCGTAGTCATCATTTAATGCAAAACTACAAGAAACAGTCCTAGGTAACTCAGTGAAATTATCACAGTGTTCTTTATAAAATTGCCCGGCAAAATATCGTAATAATTGATAACCCGAATCATTTTTTATCGCTGAATGTGGGAAAAGATTATTATAGTTTTGAATTGCGACTTTAGCACACTCATATAACTCTTTATCTAAATATTCTCTGATTTCTTTATTTTGTGTCAAAACTATAGGTGACGATAACGCTACCTCATCTACATTTCTAATATTTCTATCAACGCCACCGGCTGTACCTGCATATTCCCAATTATTACAATTTTCATATTCCCTAAAAATTGCATCAATTAACCATTCCGGAACTACATTTTCAACTTCAATAATATAATCTTCTATGTTAACAGGATATGTATTATTTTTAACTTCATCACTTATTTTTTTAATTTCTTCTTTTTCAGAAATAACTGTGGGTGAAATTAAATTAATTGGGGTATCTGTTGGTTTTATTCTTTCTTTATCAAAGTAAGCAAAGTTATTCTTGCCCCTACTTCTTACATAATGTAAAAATATTTGTACATGTTCATTGCCTTCATAACGTTCACGCCAATGTTGTCCTACAGTTCCAAGATAAAGCATTGCATCACCTGATTTTAAGTTCAAGCTAATACTTTCACCATTTGGTTTTTTTATAAATATAGGCCATTTAGCATCACCATTTAATTGAACAGTGAGGCTAATTTCACATGCTTCTCTATCAGTGTGTGGTTCTAATACTGCACCTTTTTGATAAACTCTAGCATAACTATATGTAGGTAAAACTCTTTCTCCTAAAAATTTACTTACTTGTGGAGTTTTCTCACATAGTAATTCTAAAAATGCGATGTAATCATAACAAGCAGGACTTCCTTCTACCTGCGTATCAGATTTCAAATTGTTCGTTCGAGCAAATTGTTTAAATTCTTCTGATAATAAAATAGCATCTCCACTGTCTATAAACTGGGGAATATACAAATAATTATTTTCTTCTAAAAATGTATTCATACAGATCCTGGATCCTCAACAACTTCTCTTGGTATCGACTGATGCAATTCGTAACAACGTAAAGCCCATGCAGGTAATTCGTTGATTATCTGGTTATGACTATTATCTCTAAATTCTATTTCCCCAGTACCATCTTTCCATTGTAATGCCCAAACCTCAGGTGGAATACCAAAATCACTAAGGTCTAAATTTATAAAATAAAAATCATCAGTATATACGGCACCATCATCAATGATGATTGCCAATCTATTGGTTGTAAGTTCCATATTATTATTCCTTTTGAATACGTGCTAAATTTGCCGCTTGTAAAAATATGTTTTGAGTAGCCTCATTTGATTTAACCATTTCATTGCGAAAACTTTCAACTGCCGCACCAGTTTGCCTACTCATCCCGCTATTTTCTATAAGTAACATTGGTAAAAATGCTATTGAACAGTTCCATTCGTCTACTCTATTTCCAGTATTTATATCATACCCTTCGACTTTACAGAACCATGCACATTTTAATCCAACACATTCATCTTTAATTAAAGGGCAAAAATTACCCGGTTTTAATTGCATTGTGTATCTCCTACATGTAATACTGATATTTAACTGTTTTAATATACCAGTTAATCTTTTACAACTAAAATTATGTCTACATATTTTACAGACAAATCTACTGATCCGTTTACACTTGCGGATACAGTGCTAAATGGGTGACTATGCCCGCTAGTACTAGCAGGTATAGCTCCACCTGGAGCTGACCCCGTTGGAGTTGTAAAAGAACTAGGGGTAGTACCTAGATTGTAAGGACTTACTGTTGCTGTACTAAAATTTGTTGATCCTGACCCTTGGCTGATGCTATGTGTATGAGATGGCAATGTTGGTGCAGCCAAAGTGGTTGGTCCTGTCGATAAGGGAGCGAAGGGTGCTGACGATGAAAAACTTCTTGATGTGAACACAGTAGAAAAATTAGTACTACCACCACTAGTCGCTGATCCAGTGGTAACACGTAATGCATAATCATTATACGTAGTATCTTTTGTCCAACCGGTTGTTGCGGTTGTACCAACAAAGAATGTTTTTGTGCCTGAAGGAAACGCTGTTGCCATATTAATTCCTCGTTGCTATTATAATGTCTAGATATCGCACTGCTAAATTCAATGAATTTGAAGGGCTCCATGTGAAGCCTATATCACCGACTGGATGTGTATGAGCACCACTTGAACCTGTACTACTACTATTTGATGGAACATTCCAGCCTGGTCCACCGGTAACTGAGATTGGTTGACCACTTGTACCATATCTACCTGGACGGTTTGCTGTCAATCTAGGATATGTGTGGGTATGTTGTGGAATATGTTGATATGTTAAAGTGAAAGGTCCTATTGATCCAGAAACAGTACCAGTGGCGCTGACTGGTATGTTTGTAAACACATTACTAAAATTCGCACTTCCGCCACTGCTTGCTGAGCCAGAAACTACCCTTAATGCATGTTCATTAAAAGAAGTATTTTTTGTCCATCCAATCGGTGGAGTTGTCATACGAAATAATGTTGATGTTCCTGAAACTATATCTGGCATTTCTTAATCCTTAACTCTTAGTTGCTAACATTGTATCTACGTACCTCACACTCATGGTAAAAGGAGCGTTAGCACTAGCAGTAGTTCCCGGAGATATTGAATGTACATGTGAACCACCTGACCAAGTTGTACCCGATGTTATAGAAGCCCCTGATGA